ACCTTTTTTCCTATATTCAATGTGAGGGGGTTTTTAGTGGTATTTGATCGGTATTTGAAGTAATTACTTTATACCATCTCCCTGTAAGCTATCAACTAATTAGTTCAAATACCTGTCAAATACCACATCAAATACCGGTATTTGATCTATCAAATTTTGTCAAATACCACACACACTTACGTAGTAAGTGTGGTATTTGATAATGAGATTTGAAGCCAAGTTATACAAAATAGACCCAAGAATTGCGACTGCTTGAAGGTTTATTTTTATCAAGTAATTCTTTTAAGCATTTTTGCTTTTCAACCATCTCGCTTAAAAGCTTTCTTGTATAGTCACCAGATTGACCAATAGACTCGGATAAAGAGAGTGCTGTAAATCTAATTCCTGGCTTCCTATTCATTTCCTTTAAGATTCTGTCTTTGTCTGTGTTTTTCCCTACCATGAAACTTTTCTCCGCTTCGTTCGGCTCATTCCATAAGACATGAACACTGCTACAACCTTCTATAATGCTAAGGTGAAAATCTTGATCTCTCCATTGCTCGCCATCTTTAAGTTTCGAGCAAAACATTCGGGCATTAGTCCCTATCCCTTTTTCCGGACGTTCAATTTTAATCATAAAATCCATAGCACCACGGAGTGCGCTGCTCCCTCTTTCTGAAGTCCCCCCTTTATTGGTATGGTGAACCAGAATGATAGCGCAACCAAGCTGTTCATTGGCGAGCCTGCAAGCTTTTAAAACCATACCCATATCCTGCGCACTGTTTTCATCAGCAGAGACAGAGGCTGTGTGCAAGGTGTCAATAACAAGTACATCTAAAGAATCAGCTTCTTTCCTTTGCTGTCTTTCCTTCCATTCTAAAATAAACTGTAAAATATTGTTTGGTTCGTCAAGTCCATCATCATAAAATTGAGGTACGCTTTTATAAAATGTGAAGTTATGGAGATTTTCGACTTCGTGATGTTTTAAAGCTGCTGTAAATCTAGGAGGCAGTCCCCCTACTCCTTCGCCAGCACAATAAGCCACATTAAGAGGGCGATTAACTGAAAACCTTCCTGCCCAAGATCCTGCGATACACATTTGGATTATCATATCAATAACAACAAAAGTTTTACCGCATCCAGGTGCTCCATAAACCATTCCAATATCGCCAGCACCAAAAACCTGATTCATTAACCATTGTTTTTCAGGAATTAGAAGTAGTTCAGAACAAGTTAAAGGAGTAAAAATAGGCAATGTAGGAGGCTGAGATTCTTTTAAAGAAGAAGTTTTCTTCTTTATTTCTTCATATTCACGAATTTTTATATCTATAGAGGCGTTTATAGAAATTTTCTGGGATTCAGAAGCGTGTATTAGTTGTTGTTTAAGGTCTAGAATGTCCTTAAGAATTCTTTGAGAAACATAATCGAGTGAATTTGTATTGTTTTTTTTAGGCATAACACCTCGCAAAGTTATTGAAAAAAAATGCGTTCGGTGCTAATATGAAGATATCCAGATCATTCATATAAGCTCCAAGCTTGATAAATACCCCGATTAGACGCCGGGGTATTTATTTTTAATCCCCCTGTTATATCACACTTCTTGCCTTCCGCACCAGCAAAAACGGTTACTACACCGATCCAGACAGCATTTGAGCATGTTTGGAATGATCTTGATATCTTTGTCGTTAATCTCTGTAGATACCAAAAAACCTTTTCTTTCCATAAATTTAAGCGGTTGTTTGAAAATAAGGTCATAAGCGTTTTCGTCGGTAAAGGTAAATGGAATATCGTTTAAGTAATAGGCACAGACTAGATCCATTAGAATCATGCAGGGATAACCATATAGATCTATTTTAAAAGCACAATGTTTGCAAATGTAAGGATCTATTTTAATATCCATATACTTCAATTCGGGTTGATTTTTTATAACGGAAATGCTAGACTGGTTGAGTCAAATCTAGTTTTCATTCCGAAAACTTGTTTTTTCTTTTCTATTATTATTATTCTCTTTGGGGGGTCGATTGGCGTTGGCTCCCCCATTTTCATAAACTTTTTAAAAATTCTTATCAAATCATTTGTGTAAATCTTTGTTTTTGTATATGTTTTTCCCGATGAGGTGAAAAATGCGAGAAGTACTCCGAGAGCTATTAGAGGGCATGAAACGCGATCCTGATTTTAGACTACTTGTTTATTTTGCCGGGTTTCTTTTTTTGTGTCTTCTTTGGCTTATCATTATTTTCATCTTTTACATTTAGCCAGTCATAAACAGTGACCTCACCCTTTGTTTGTTTTTCGATAGCTAAAGCAAGTTTAAGGCTTGGGATATGGCCTTTTCTTAAGATTCTGTTTAGAGTAGGTTGACTAGTTTTTACTTTTTCAGCAAAAAAATTATGTGCAATCCCGTTTCCAACTAAGTATGAGAGTAATTTTGTCATTTTTTTTCTCTTTTTTTTATTTTTCTTGTATTTAAATTCCGAATCTGAAATGATAGGCATCATAAGAGAAATGAAAAATAAACACAAGGAGAATAATATGAACGCCAATCATAATGAGTTAAAACTAGCTGTAGAGAACTTGAGAAAGGTTTCGACGGCTTTAGATCAATACGCTAATAAGCAAGAAAACTATAACTCTCCATATGCTCAATACTTAGAATGTTTGTCTTGGGATATGTTTAGGCACGCGAACGATATTGAACGCATAGGAGTGGAATTTTATGTCTAAAATGGATTTATACTATGATAATGTACTTAAATTGGATATATGCTGCATTGGATGCGGTAAAGCTGATGAAGTTGTGGACGGTGAGCCTTGGACTGAATTAGATGCTAAAACGAAGTTATGCCGAGAATGCTTTAAAGAGTATTTACTAGATGAAGCTGATGGCTGCCCTTATTGCACTAACGGGTGCAGAAACTGCCTTTTATAAAGAAGGCCGGATGATTAGAGGCATCCGGCCAACAACGAATGATAAACAACAGGAATTTATGTTTCGATTCCTATGATACGAAAAAATAAATATGAATAAAGGAAAAAATATGAGTACAGAAAATTTACCAGCAATACAAAACAATAACCTAATGCCAAGCCAGCAAGAATTTCAAATGCTGCAAGTTATAGCTAAAAACGCTCAAGATAGCGGTCTCTATGGTGGAGTAGGACAACAGGCTAAGATCTTCATGGTTTTGCTTGCAGCGCGTGAATTAGGCGTCAGTCCTATGTTGGCTTTGAATGGTGGCATTTGGAATATAAACGGAAAGATAGAAATTTCAGCGAGGTTAATGAATGGACTTATACGAAGAGCTGGACATAGTATTCAAATCATTACCTCTAACGATAACGTTTGTACTCTTATTGGCAAGCGTTCTGATGGGGATAGCTTTGAATGCACTTTTAGTATGGAAGATGCTACGAAAGCGGGGTTAGCTAGTGGTAATGTTTGGAAAAAGTATCCTGCTGATATGCTTTATAATCGTTGCATGTCTAGATTGGCTAGACGTTTATTTTCGGACGTAATCGGAAATTCCTATGTCGAGGGTGAGATCAGAGAAGCTAAAGCGGTAGAACAATTAGAACAAGCAGATTGTGAGGATATCACAAAAAAACCTGACACAATAACGGATCACTTTCAACCTGATACAGATTTGAGTCAGGAAACGAAAATTAGCAGTGAACAGCTTGATATGCTAATGGTTGCTTACGCAAAGACAACGCAAGATTTTAAAGAGAACATGGAAAAATATATTGCTAAGGAATGGAACGTAAAAAAGCTAGAACATTTACCAGCTATTCATTTCCAGAAGATCATGAACTGGATAGCTAAAAATATGGAAATGCAAGCGATGGCGGTGCAATCATGAAAGTAGATTATTCTTTAATACCTGAAAGAATTATGCAAAATCTTTTGTATTATGTGAAAGGTAAAGAAGCACCAGGCGGTTTTCTTTATGCTGTGTTAAGCAATAATTTATTCAAAGCAATCTCAAAAGCAGATGATGAAATGTTGCCTTTGATTCCGTTATTAGTGATGTATATTCATTGGGAAGTACCTGCTTCATGTCATGGTAGCCCTGAACATGTTAAAGCTTGGATGGAGAAAAAGGCGGTGCAGCAATGAAATGGATTAAAGTCGTAGATCGTTTACCGGAATTTAATCAACAAGTTTTATGTTTTGATCCTGATCATTCGGAAGCAAAAATATATGTAGTTAAGTTAGAAAAAGAAGATTTTTATCAAGTAGATAAATGCAAACTTGGTCACCCACAACAATGGATAGAAGCTTCGGGAGAATCATACTTTACATGGAAACCTACCCATTGGATGCCGCTTCCTAATCCACCTGAAACAGATGGTGGTGAATAATGCCGGTAATTGATCTTATTCAAGGCTCCGAAAAATGGCTTAAATATAGGCAATCTCGTTTAATGGCTACGGATGTTCCTGTCGTGCTAGGGAGTAATCCCTGGCGTACAAAGATAGAACTCTTCGAAGAGAAGCTTGGCTTGAGGCCACCAGTTCAGTTAAACGCTGCTATGGAAAGAGGGCAAAAACTTGAACCTGAAGCTCGCAAATTAGCCTCTGAATTATTAGGGATTGAATTTGAACCTATTGTTATGGAATCTACTAGATTTCCTTGGTTAGCTTCTTCACTCGATGGTATTTCCTCATGTGGTAAATACATTCTAGAAATAAAATGCCTTTCTGAGCGTTCACATGAGGCTGCTATAGATGATATAATACCTCCTTATTATATAGATCAAATACTTACGCAATTGGAAGTAACCAAAGCTAATATATGCTATTACTTTAGCTATCGTCCTGAATACACCGGAAAACCTTATGCAATAATTCCAGTATATCCAAATAGAGAAAAACAAGCCGAGATCATAGCCAAAGGGTCAGATTTTTATTTTAATCACCTGTGTGTTATGAATCCGCCGGAAGACTGGAAGCTAAAGGAGAGGAAATGATAGTCGATATTACCGAAGAAGAAAGAGAATTCCTTGAAAGAGTCTGTCATCGAGCTGAAAGATTTGCTTTTTTAGGATTAAAAGAAAATCCTTTCGACAAGGATTTAGAAAAAGTAATGATTCTAAAGAATAAATTCAGAGCATTAGATCCTAATTTAATGAATAGATATCTTTCAGATGAGAAGTGAAATTAGAAGAAGATGCTCTTGTCTTTCAGGCCAGGGCATCTTCTCTTGGAGTAGTTTTGACTCAAGGTTTCTACGTAATATCTTACGAGCTTTTTTCTTTCCAAAATTATCTGCAAGTATTTCAGCAAATGATTTAAGTGATATTGAGCCGGAAGTGAATGCATATTCCACCTCCTGGAAAGAGAAGACTGTCTTCATGATATATTGTAGATTACTTGCAACCTTTTTTCATTTTCTTTTCCATTTTCATATCTTTCTTTTCGTGGGCTTTCAGATCACCCTTAAGGCTTTTTACTTCTTTTTTCATTTTCTTTTCTTTCATAAAATCCACCCTTTGTTATTGTGATATTTAACATTAGATAAAATAAAAATTTTATACAAATAAAAGATGAGGAAAAATGAATATTGATGAAATCTGGGAACATCATCGATATGAATATGTTCAAACATGTCCGACATGCACAATGGAAATGAAAGTATTGACACAAAAAGATAGTTTTCCAGAATATCACACAGAAATTTATGTCCAATGCCAATGTGGAGAATATTTAGAGTTTATATTACCTGTAAATTGAGGAAAAATGAAATTTATTATGATCGTATTCTTAATGGGTCTGTGTCTAATTGGTTGTACGGCATTACTGACCCCGATGAAAGAGGTCGCTGAAGAGGCTGTGATTGATGAGACTGAGATTCTGATTGAGGCGGCTGACAAGGAGATTCAGGCTTTAAAGGTGAAACCTGGCGTCCGATAGTGATATTGTTTTCTATTCTTATTTCAGTATTTGAAAAGGTCCAGCATTCGCCTGTTTCATTTAAAAATACCACCCAATAAAGATCAGTTTCTATTCCATAGTCTATCAGGAAATGGGCGAACCCTTTTCCTTTTTTTGTATGGAGACATATTGGAGGATCTAATTGAAGTATCATTTTTTCTTTTTCATCGGAATTTTGCCACCATGTTTTCTAGCCACATCTAATGCAATCGCAATAGCCTGTCGTTTTGGCTTGCCAGCATTTTCTTCAGTCTTTATGTTTTTACCGATTGATTTTTTACTTCCGGATTTGTCTAATGGCATTATAACACTCTCCAAAACGAGGTTCTATGAAACATTTTATTTTCCTTCTTATACTTCCTTCGCTACTTTTAGCAAAAGAAAATTTCGAACATAAACAACAACTTATGATCGAAAATCATATATATGCAATAGATCACATCGTCAATGATTTGTGGGGTGGAATTCCTGAAAAAACTCATGCTGATTTAATCTATCATATCGAATCGTTAAAGGTTTTGATTTACGATTAAGCAACCCTAAATCCACTGAAGAGACATGATTCTGTGCCACCAGCCACGCCGATGTTTTTAGTTCCTCCTCCTAATTGGATATACATTCCGACAGTATCTCCTGCTGTAGCACTATATAAATATGTTCCTCCTGCAATAAATTCACCATTTACAGTAAGTCCAAGAGCCCCAGGAGAATTATCTATTATACGTAAATTGGTTGATCCATTGAAATAAAAATAACCCAAACATGTAGTGCTCGTAGAAGATCCTGAACTCGTATAAACATAAAATGTTGCATTTAATTGATAAATTCCTGTGGTTGGGAAAGTATATAGATGAGTTCCTGTATTAAAACCTGAAGCAGAATCAAATGTTACGGTATCATAGGCAATTAAATATTGTGTTCCATCCCCTGTCACACCTCCAATATTTCCTGAAAGTTTTACTGCGAAATTGACTGGAGTAAATCCACCACCACCAGCTTGCCATGTAGGTAATGCTGAAGCTCCGTTACTTGTGAGTACTTGACCACTGCTACCAACTCCTGAAACGTTTTGCAAAGCTCCTGTTGATGTAGTTCCTCCGCAAATGACTGAATAGGCTGTAAAGGATGTATCGCCAGTTCCACCACCAGCCACTACAGCAGTTCCATAAGTTGGTTGACTACTAGATCCTTGTGAAATAAAAGGAACGCCACTGGTTGCAGAAGGAGCAATTAAATTAACAGCATTACTTGCGCCACCCGTAACGACATTATATTGCGTTAAGGCTTGTACACCAAGTTGACCAGTAGAGCTGTTGATGGTTGTAAGAACAGGATTTGAAGCGGTTACGCCAACGATACCAGCAATGAAACATAAATTTTGTTGACCTGCACCTGAGCCTTGTGTTCCTATTCTAATAGTATTTGATTCTGTGACATTAACACCATTATTCCCGATGGCGATGTTTGAACTTGATGCGCCTGCGTAAATTGAACCTGCCAAGTACCCTATCGCGATGTTGTTTGTCCCCGAAACGACCGCATACAAGCTTTCATAGCCCACAGATGTGTTATAATTACCGGAAACTCCAAGATACTGTGCTGCGAAGCCTATAGCCGTACATGCACCAGCACTCGTGATTGAGTTACCGGACTTGTACCCGAAAAACGAATTGGCTACCCCACTCGTTAACGCTGTGCCGGAAAGTTGACCGTAAGCTGTTGAGAATGTGGCACTAGTAATATTAGATCCATTGTCTCCGAGAAAAAGATTGGTGATGCCAAAGTCAACCGTTTCAACTGTTCCGACAAGAGCAAAATGAGGCGTGGCATTGGCAGTTAAAACGCTAGTAATAGTTCCATTATTTATCGTAGAAACAAAACCGTTAGCATCAACGGTAAATTGAGCAGAATTGAAAGCTGCTAATCCTATCTTTGTAGAATCCGTAGAAGCAATAGCCTGCGATCTTTGTATAATGCCTGTAACAGTATTTCCGGAGCCTGTAAATTGAAAAGGAGTTGAACCTGCTGCAGAGGTAGAACCTAAAATATTTAATATACCTAATGCAGGAACGGCAGTTCCAGAATTAGTTACAAATGAAGTTGGAACAGATGGTGGTAAAATTCCTGTTGGAATTCTGGAAAATCCGGATTGCGACATTTATTCCCCCTTACCATAAATAGCAACAGCATAAACAGAATCTGTTTGAGCTCCGGATGTAGTTGTGGGAGCTATTAAATATTTAATCCAAAGCTGTGTATTTTTTTCATATCTAAAAGATTCATTATCGTCTTGGTCACTTGTTAAATCATAAAGTGTAAAAGCATCCTCAAGTAAAGGGAAATTGTCATTAACCCCATCGAATGAAATCATGTAAGTTCCATTCGAATCGTTGATGAAATGGAGTACACGCATAGCATGAGCAAACGGCACTCCAAATTTGGTGTATGAGCCAGTAATACTCGCAATAGCTGCTGTACGCACAGAATCAAAACGGACAATATTTGCTGTCATATTCTACCTTTATGTAAATATTAAGCTACTGTGAAACCACCACTATTATCTTGAACAACCCATGTTGTGTTAGCAACCGTGCAAATAATTTTAACAGCTTGTCCATAGGCTGCTGTAGAAGTTAAATTACCTGTCGTAATCGTAGATGCTTCATTTGGTCCATAGATGATTTGACCTGTTGTATATGTAATAGCCCAGCCACCGGTATTTAATTGACTTCCAACGATACCAATAATATCACCAACGGCTGAGGTGGTTGGAAGTGTAAAGGTAGTTTTAGCAGAATCATTAGCAATATAAATATGATTAGACAACATGGCTTGAGTTGCGCCAGCAACCGGAGTTACGACTAATTGTGGTGTCGCGGTTTGAAATGTTGGTAATGCTGCCGCGCCATTGCTTACGAGATATTGACCGGATGTACCCACGCTTGCAAGATGCTGAAATGCTCCCATGGCTGTTGTTCCTGCAGCAATTAAAGTATAAGCTGTTGCAGTTGCGATTCCAGTTCCTCCATTCGGAACACCTAGAGTACCTGTTAAATCAATAGTAGAACCAGAAGCGGAAGTAGTCAATCCTGTAGTACCACCACTAATAGTTATTGCCCCTACTGTTGGAGTTGCCGTTCCGCTGTCGGTTATAAGTGAAAGTAAATCACCTGTTGAAGAAATAAACTGCTCCCATGTAGCTGTTAGGCCGGAAACACTAGCGAGTAATCCTAGACAAATCCAAGCACCAACGGCAGGTACAACAACAATTTGACCTACTTGTACAACACCATAAGGGGCATAAATAGTTTGTGAAGTAGGGGCAGCAGGTAAATACATTGGAAAACATGGGTTGTTACCATTGCTTAAACCAGCATTTGCAGAAACGAAATTTTGGTTAACAGGAAACATAGGGAGCACTCCTTGGTGATGTATTGATTAAAATTTAAAATGTATGACAATTTAAAACTAGGTATATTTACGAAAAATTCATTGAGATTGCGGTATAAGTATCAATTTGATACATTCAATCTAATAAGAGGAAAATATTAATAATAAAAGGAGAATAATATGAGAAAATATTCAGAATACGAAAAAGAACAAATAAGAAAAAATAATGATAAACACTTCTGGAAATGGTGCTGTGTTTTTGGAGCAATAGACCTATTTAAGTTCTTTACTGGTGGTTTTGATTGAAGAGTCATTTTTAGGCGGATTCTTGGATTCGCCTTTCTTTTGTTCTTTTGATTTATCGAGCATCACTCTAATCGTAGATAAATCTTTCAAAGCTTTATAATCTTCTTGATCTGACATTAAGTTTTCCTTTTAGGTTGTTTTCGTAGTTTTTTCCAATAGTCATACATCGTATCAAGTTTTACATAATTAGGATTAGGTGGCTCACCTTTCTTTGGTTTTTTATAGAGAGGATCTTTAAGAATTTCTTGGAATAATGATGCACCTAATGATTCTTTATCTTCTGGCGACCAAGCGCCAAAAATGTTTTTACCTTCCGTTATAGGAATATGCATTTTACTTGCGATATTCATCATTTTTTCACGAGAAACATGTAAATATTTATATGATTCCCCATTATGGTATTGGATAAACATTTTTTCTTCATCAGGATCATAGGTGAATAATGCTACATTTGAAGATCTATCTTCTTCCGGAATCTGTAGAATATTAGAAACCACCTCAATTATATCTTGAGAAGGTTTTTCAATTTCATCTGGAAAAAAGCTTTTATCTTTACCGTTTACTTTGGCAATTATTCCTTTTTTACCTTCATGCTTGATTTCACCCACTCCATGAGGAGTAATTACTAAATTTTTAAAATCTATATCTAAAGGTTTATGTTCAGCTTTTTTTACAGGTTCTGGTTTAGTTACAGGAGGTAATTTAATATTTTCTAATAATCCTTCTAAATCTTGCCCTTCAATTTTCGGTTGAATCGCATCCAATTCTTGGCTTGCGGATTCCATTGTCGGGAGTTCTTGTGGTTGATGTTGGATTGCTTGCTCATTTTGCTGTTTTCCTTGTTGTTGCTCTCCCATCATTTCTTGCAATATGCTCTGAGTTTGTTGTTGCTCTTGAGGTTGTTGTTGCTGTTTCTGCGATTGAAGAAACATTCCATAATCTTCAACAACTTTTTCTAATCCACCATCAACTTTTTCTAATACTGCGACTTTCTCTTTAGGAAGCAATTTCTGTAATATTAAGGCTGCCGTAGCAGGGTCGTGACCACTTTGTAGAACCGTTTTAAATTTATTATCTTCTTTTAAATTTTTAACAAGGTTTACACTTTGTTGCGGATCAATCTTAACTGGTGGCATTCCAACTTGGGGAGCTGCTTTTGGACCTTGAGATTGTGGAGTTGGACTAATAGGACCATTTGGCTTATTCGGTCCTTTAGGCGGTTGAGGAGGTTGATTTGGCGGTGGATTATTTGGAGGGTTCTTTAAAGGATTAAAAGATATCTGCGGAGGAGCACCTTTTCCCGGAACTTGACGTTGAGTATTACCTAATCTAGGATTAGGAATATTTATAGTTGTTCCTTGTCTACCTTGAACTTGACCTCTAACTGCAGGCAATACTGCGCTAGGTTGAATAGCTTTTCCTGCTTGAGATAACGCATATAATCCTGTTCCAACAGCTCCGGCAGTTCCTAAAGCACCAATTGCAGTTAATGCAGCTCTTTTCTTTCTATCTTTATTTGTCTTATGAATTTTTTCATGCTCTGTAAGATAATCGTCAGCATTTGTTTTGTTCTTTTTATCGGGATTAGTTAATGCCTGTAAAATAGTATCGGCAGTATATCCAGCAGCCTGAGCAGTATAAATAGCATTTGCAGCTTTAGGAAATTGACGCGAAATTCTATTTAAAATAACACTTGGAGTGTAACCGTATAAAAGTGCTTTACCTATTAACGCTGACATATTTTACCTTAAAAAATTCTAACATTTTTTAAAATTGTCTCTAATCCTTTTAAAGGAGGATTTTCTAAAGTTGAACCAAGTTGATTAAATTGATCATGATTTAATTTAATTTCACCTTTTAAAGCAAGTTCATTAACAATATCTTTAAATTCGTCCCATTCAATATCTTTATCTAAATAAGCTTCTCTTAAAAGTACTAAATTTGCAGCAGGATCTTGTGTAAGTACATCTTTAATATTATTTCTTATTATTTCTGTTTGTTCGGGTGTATATGGTGTTTTCTGATGCTTATATTCTTTGGCAAACATATTGCCTGCACTTTCCGTGAAAGAATCCCAAATACTTTTATCAGGTCTAGTTTGCTTATCATAAGAAGAAATTATTTTTCTTGGGATTTCTCCAAGATCAGAAATAACTTTTTCGATTTGTTCTGGATAACCACCGGCATTATTTAAAAATCCTCTGACAGTATCATAAAGACCTTCTTTCAATAAAGGTTCTACTTTATTTTTAATAGAATCAATATTTTTTTTATCAAAAGCTTTATCTGAAAATTGTTTTGGAAGTTCTCTTTCTAAATTTGAAATATTATTTTTAAATATTCTCGCATGCTGTGCTGCTTCTTCTTCTATTTCTCCTTCAGTTTTTCCTTCTGAAAAACCATTTTCCCCTTTCTTTCTAAACAAAGCCTTTATTTCGTCATTGGGATTTTCCATTAAATTTAATAATTTATTTTCATATTTTTGACCATATTCTTGCTGTTTAATTTTTATTTCTGCATTTTCTTTTTTTTGATTTTCATTAAGTGCATTTAAAGTATTAAATTCATCGTGAAAATCAGCAGGAAGATGTTTTTCTATTTTTTGCTTAACGATACCATGAGTTTTTCTAATTAGTTCTTCATTACTTAAAATAGGTTTTGTTACCCTAATATTTCTTTGACCTTTATTAGGAGGAGCATTTACATTCGATATATTATCTTCTTTTGTATTAGATGCATTAGAAGTACTTGGTGTTGATTTATTTGATCCATCTAAAGAATAATCTATTTCAGAGGCGGCTCTTGCGTTGGCTAAACCACGGGATCTTTTCAATTGATCGCCAATGATCTGAGCGCGAGTATTTGGGTCTTTGATTCCAGATAAATTTATTCCTAATTGTCTTTCAACGCCCTTATTTTCGGCATAATGTTTTAATTCATCGGCTGTGCCTTCTGCTAGCCCACCAATAATAGAACGAGCAAAAGAAGGTTTTTGTTTAGGTGTAGGATGTAATACTTGTACCATAAGACCTCTTAATATTTAGCAACACCTGTTGCAGCATTTGTAAGACCAGATAACGGATTCATGTAACTTGCAACTGCCCCAGGTATTGCTCCTGCAAATTGTCCTGCTATATCAGCCCAAGGATTTTGTTGTTGTGGTTTTTCGACAAGAAATCTATCTTGTGGTCTTTGTCCAAGCAATTGATTGCTAAATCCCATAAGATCGCTTAATGCTTGTCTAGATAGTTCCTGACGCTTACTGGCTAAATCCTGTGAAAAGTTTGATGCTGCTGCTGTCGTTGTATTCTGAAAACCACTTCCACGTCTTCCACCCGTTCCTCCTTGACTAAATCTAGATGCTATCTGTCCAAGTTGTCCTTGAAATTGTCTATGCGCTGGTGCTTCCATTTGTTCAAATTGATCTTCATCACCCATAGCTAATTTTGACAGGAAACTATCAGGACCAAGATGTCCAAACATTTGCTGAAAAAGACTCATTTGTTCAGGTGAAAATTGCTGCAATTGTCCCTGTTCATATCCTTTAGGAATCTTATCACCTTTAAGACTGCCACCTGTTGAATTTCCTTTGCTTCCAAAACCTGTATTGGACTTCAAGCCTCCATAGCCTCCCATTGAGCTAGAACCGCCATTAAAATTATTCATAATTACCTCAATTTACTAGCCATTCTAAAATTATTATTCCTGACGTAATTACAGGGGCTCCAGCACCTGCCGTTATTACTATATCATCATCAGTAAGCATAACACTTATTTGATTTGTTGCAGCAACAACATCGACATACGGCAAAGGATAATAATTCGTTCCGTCGTATGCAGTGCCTGTGATTATAGCAAATTGCGCAACATCGGCAAATTTTATTCCATGTGGAATAGATAAAGGATTAGGCAACGCTGCTGGTGGAACATTCGTAAAACGGTACACCTGCCTCAAAGATTGATTAGTTCTGCCGTGAGTAAGGTAATAGACTTTTCCTGTAATGGCTGGCCTATTAGATGGGTAGATTCCGATTACACGATTGTTAATAGCTCCGGCAATCTCAATATAGCTTTTACTGATTTCCTGCGTTAAATCTTTAGCTTCTTCGGGAAATTCTCTAGAAGTTCGAAGATATGGAGCTTTATTGATAACGGAGGTATTGAGACTTGTCATGATAGCCATCCAGCGCTTGATAAATCAAGTATAGCGGCATGGAATTCAATTTCAGCAAATTGATATGTCAGCGTTGGATCTCTCATTTGTGCATCGTTTAAAGTGAATCCAAATTGAACCGTGTCCCCGATCAAACTTGTGTTCATTCTATGCCATATTTGCTGTTGACTATTTGTAGATGTGCTTGCACCAGATGAAAACCCAATTGCATTAAGTTGACCTAAGTTTGTATTTGCGACATTTGACATATTGGGAACTAAAGCTGGCGACAAACCTAAATTAGTGCTTTCAGGACATGTATAAAGAACCGTGCTATAAATTAAACCATTATTTACCGAATCTATACTTGGAACAATAGGCCCTGAATTATATTCATTGGCATCATCAGTGCTTAGAAATATTAAAAGAGTAACTTGAGAATAACCACTGTTAGTAAATAGATATTGCTGTGGTCCTAGTCTTGTTTTTCTTCCCATTTCCCATGATGTAGGAAACTGCTTTGAATATATTTGAGGAACATACATGCGAGTTATTTGACCACCACCAAGATATATACCTGTTACGGCAGGGCTTAAACTAAATGTATTTACATCAATTAATTTTACTTGAAAAACTATACCGTTTACTTGAGTTCCAATAGTTCCTTGAACCCCACTTATTACAATGTAATCATCGGCATTTAGAGAATGATTAGGGCTTGTGACAATATTAGCAGCTATGTTTTGAATATATAATGATACTGATTCACTTGTAAGATCTGTTTCTCTAGATAAAATATAACCCTGCTGATTTCCTGCAATTACTTTAGGCTGCAATAAATTAGACTCTCCTGAATCCCAAGGATCATTCCATGTATCCCATGAAAGATAAGGCAACGTAGCCCATGTATCTCCCGTTTGTTCTCTTATTTGGCCATAAGTAGTATAACATTCATTAAATATTGCCCATGATTGATCTCGGTAGTTATATTGCAATGTTTGAGTGGGAAAAACAGGTGAAAAATTATCACTTGGATAAGTAAAATATATCCATTCATTGATAAAATCACGTTGTGAACAAAATCTTTCAGATCCGTTGTTTGTGTTATCAATTTCAAATACTTGATCGGGTATTTCTAAGTCAAAGCGCGAACAACTTGTTTGAGCAGTAATGATAAATCCTCTAGGTCCACGCGAAATAACACCCTCATCCATAGTAACGGCTGAAAATGTACTGGCTGAACCAAGTTCGGCATTGATAATATAAAACTGAAATGGAAAAATATCATCGCCTGTATAGATAAAACGTGTCTGAATACTATTATTAAATCCTACGATCAAAGCGTCTTCATTAGCTGAAACTGTAGTAATAGCTTGATCTATAGCTGCGGGCGCAAACCCACCAAACCCAAATTGATCTTCCCAATATGAATATGGTTGTGCTGTTTGATTTACAGGTGTCAAGATTGGAAAGAATTTGATACTTGTGTTCAAAATGTCTGGAGGTTGATAAGCAAAACTTGAAGTATAATAAGGCGTACCATTCCAACTATAAACGACAACATCCTGTAAATATATTGGTGCTGCACCTGCCGTTGATGTCTGAATAACCGCACCAAAAAACAAAAGTCTATCTTTAAATGGTACAATTAATCTAGCTCCAACAAGATAATATTGAGCTTGTGGAGCATCTTCAATTGTATATAGGTCTTGTGATAATGGAGGCATAAAGTTAACCCAGCCAGTACCATCGTACCATCTAATGCAATCTACAGAAGGATTTGAACGATTGGTTAGATATTGTGCTATTCCTCCAGTTCCATTTGTCGCAATTGTTGCATTTGGAAATTCCACTATGACATTATTTTCATCGGTTACGGTTATTACATAGCCAGTTTCAAAGTTTATTCCTGTAGTTGTTCCTACCTCGTTAATAAATACAAAATCCCCTTCAAATAAACCATGTGCTGTTATTTGTAGATTTGCTGTAGCTGGTGGGCCTGCTGCATCAACTGTCACTGCTATAATAGGATTGAATTGCATTCCTATGGTAGTCCCCGTAAATGGTATATCTATTCCATTTGTAGCCCAAAAAGCCCCCTGATAATTCGTTGTCCAGAATTGTTGATAATTAGCACCATTCCACCAAGTTGGGGTTGGTGTTGTTTTAGGTACATATCCAGGCAAAGAAGAAGAAGCAGGAGGGTTTTTATAGAAACTAATATCAGTTATTGGAAAACCCATTGTAGGAGAAAGAGAATACGCATAGGTGGTATCAAATGCTATGTTTCCCGGAAATGCCTGAGTCGAAATAACAAAATCTTCCAAACCCATAACGGGGAGTGCAGGAAAATAAATTACATTAGTTAAAGGATTGGATGTTCCTCCTGTTATTGTTAAAACACCTGTAGACCTATTTAATGTTGCGCTAGATAAAAGACTGTTTGTAATTAATGTAACAGGATTATCAGATGCATTTATATCCCAATCTACAAAAACAGTTGTACCAACCATGAAAACAGATATTCCAGGTAAGATTGGATGAGGATTTATAGTATAAGTAAAATTTCCTGTACTAATAACAGTAGTGCCAATAACCCTTTGAAGCCTATTTATGAAAGATGTTCCACGCTTCCTTTTTATTCGTCCGCGCCATTGATAAGCATTTATAAGAGTAGGAAAAGAATCGTTATCTATAGCAAAAGGTTTTCTGTCATTACGAAGACCTTTATTAATAGGGCCGATAATTAATTTTTCGCCCATGATTGCCTATATTTCCATTACAAGAAAATTTATGGTTCCTTGATATCCGATAACTGGAGTTGTATTTGCAAATTTTATAGTTAAAATATTTGAAGAAAGAGTCCAATTAAAGGGAAGGGCTAACGCTGTATTTGATAAAGCAATAGAAGATAAAACAAATATAACAGCATGATCATTGGTTGTAGTTCCAGGATTCAAATTTATTGTCCAAGTAGGACGAAAATTTGGGGCTGTTCCTGTATGTGTTTGCGCTATATTTCCCATTACATTCCATGAATTTATAATTGTCACATTACCATCGGCAGTTAATCCATTAAATACTCCAAAAGCTTTAATTGCTGACAATGGAAAAGTAGTAGAAGATCCGTTATTTTGTTCAAAGTAATATTGAGCTGTGGTGTTTTGATCTATTCCGGGAGCCGTGAAAGCAATTGAAGCTTCAGCTGTTGAACCACTAGGAAATCCAGGAGGAGTATTAACAACGGAAGTAGAAAAATTAACATAAGTATTTTGAACGTGAGTTCCACTAAAATTTGTATTAAAAGGAATATGGTCAACATCCCAAATCAGAGGATCATTTGTAAAATTAGCTAAAATTAGACTTTGACTTTGTGAAGGAATATCCGTTCTTTGTGGAATCAAATCATTAAAAGGTATTAATCCGCTCATATTGTCGTCCCCCCTGATCCATTAAATCCTTGTCCCTGATTAGTACCCTGTGAATATAAAGTTTGTGTTCTACTTGCTGTAAATTGCCTTTGAGAACGTTTCCAAACTAATGTTTCTTGTTCTTTAAATAATGGCTCGTAAAAATTAAATTGTTCAACATCTCCGGTATCCGCCAAAATCTTTCTAGCTGCTCCTCTAGCTATATATTCAGCCATGTAGGCAAATTGAATTGCAGCTGATCCACTTAAATATGCACATGGAGTTAAATAGGCAGTCAATTCAACTAAATATTGCTGATCAGGTGGACTTCTAAGAATGATAGAATTGTTATAAAACAAAATTCCACGAGGTAGACCGCTTTGAAAAAAGAAGCACTGAGCATTTATGTAATTACCTTTAGGAATCAAAACAGGAAATTGTAGGTTTATTACTTCACCTGATAAATAATTAATCACATTTGAAGGAGTTACAGAATCCCCATATCCTCCCGGTAAAGGCAAATTTCCGTTAGGTGCTTGCCCTGGTTGCATTAGCAATCCATTGTTGACATTGCCAAATTGAAATTGACCGCTATCCGTAACCACCACATTTGATCCATCAGCAGCTTGAGTAGTAATCCAAACCCTACAATCAACGCTTGTTGTCGGAACATTTGCAATAGATCCTGGAACACCTGGGGTTCCTATAGCTTGTAATGATGTGACAATAGGTGGGTCTTGTAAAGAACCTTTGATAGTAGATAAATCGATAATCCCCGTCATATCAATATGACCCCTTAATAATCCATTTGTAGGTGGATTTGGAGGTGTATTGAAATTAGCTACAATGGGGAATTGAAAATTATAAATTTCATCAGGATCACCTGTCCCTATTGCTACAACTGGTAATTGCTGAACAATATCAGGCCAATAACTATAGAAATAATTTTTCTCTGTTTGAAGTTGAACTTCCACTCCATTTATATAACATGGCGAAAGAAAACCTTGGTAAACAGGATAATAATTTATAGGAGTCGAGGGTTGAGATCCTTCAAATTGAACCTTATACAAAGGCATATTATATTGATCAACGCCCGGCTGTGTTTGAAATTGATATTTTACCTTCAAATCAAACAATTGAATTCGGGCGTCAACGTCCATAATCCAAAATCTGTTTATATAATCGATAATTAGATTATCGGTTATGACAGCATTGGAAGGACTTTTTATTATCCTTCGAACATATGTGATAATATCGCTCAATAAATTGATATATACCTGCCATGTAAAGCGGTTTTACATTCAAGATTTAGAAACCACCAGCACCCATAAAAATCGACTTCTTATTGCTTACAGGGGTTGCATCTAATCTTTGAATAATCGAATCGACAGCCAATTGACCATAATATTTCGTTCCCATCGAATCATTTCCAGTTACGCTATCACTCATTGTCATACGGTGATAATTACAGTTGTGAAGTCTTTCAGCAACGTATCTGGGAGCCCATACTGGTTTTCCTACAGGCACTTTCCATTCTTCGGCTGGCATTCCTGGATAGGGTTTTGTCCACATATCAATTGTTTCACCCTGTGCTTCTTCATTCCGCGCAATAAATCGGACATATTCTTTAGCAAATTCATAGTCACCGCGGAATCTCTCATTAAATTTTTCACGGCTTCCAATAGTTCTAAAAGGCTTTAAATAAATATCTTTTGAATTGTCAATATCGCGCTGAGCAATTTGGTGTGGCTCCTTATCTTCTTTTGGAGCCTGATTCATACGATCCATAGTCAATTGTTGAACATTTTCATCGAATGCCTGAAATTGTTCTTCGCATTTTTCAAGTTCTTTTGCTGCTAGTGAATTTTGTGGTTTAGGTTTGTCGACCATGTGAATACCTATAGTGAAGTTTTAAGTAATATATACCTAAAATTTTTAGATATCACAAATAGATTTTTAAGGTTGAGGAGAAATGTTTCTAAAAGATCCCTGAATATAAGATTTTGTGTACCTTCTTCCATCGTCATTTGTAGCACCGGAATTTATATCACCAATAGCTAAAATCTGGGGCAATTGTCTTAGATTTGCAGCTATAAAAAGATCTCCACCGTTTGAATTTATCAATAAAACCACCTGATTTGGATTAGGTATCGAATCGACTAATCCAGTTACTCCATTAAGCTGTCTGCATCCATAACCTGGGGGAATGATTAACCTACATTCTTGCCCAATTACATAATTATGATTGACCGATGTTGTCACGAGTGTTGTAAATCCTAATGTAACGGCACTTATTACAAATCTAGAAGGTTTGAAATTTTGCGGTTCGATTGGAGGATTGTTATAGGGGGCTTGTGGGCCATTTAATAGTGGTGGCAATGACATAATAATCCTTAATGGAGGGGTATTTTAACTCCCCTCCAAAATGCCAATTAAAACATTTAATTACAATCTAAGGCTTTGCATATCCATGGTAGTATGCATGCCATAGTATTTCAGCACCAGAAGTCACAATTGTTCCAGTACCAGCCTGTTGCTGTGGTGTACCATTACCGATTATGAACCCTTGATCCGTATTATTGAGAAAACTTCCCTTAATAGCTGGGCCATTGATCGTTGGAACACGATTGTTTGGTATAGGGAAAGCAGGAGAAGGATATAACGTTGTAGTGTCATATGTTCCAATGCTTACACCTCCAGTATTAATATCACCTACTGCTACGATTTGAGCTGGTGTGATGCTTGTAGGGATCGTTGCTTGGTTTGTATTAAACGCCGTATAACTGGTCGAATTAATATTTACCGCAACATGCCAATTATCCAATGTAACGCCATTAACCGTACCTGTTATAGCTGTTACATATGCATAGATCGGAGATCCAGGAATAAGAACGTTTGGCAATGAATTCAATTGTGTCATTCCCCAGAATGGCAGGACTCGGAAAGCAACTTCCTGTCCCAATTCTAGATTATGATACATTGTTGTTTGAATTACTGTTTGCGTAGCGCCTGTAGTTACAGCAGAGACAACATTGTCTTGAGGTAAATACAAAAATGGATACAAAACTTTTTTAACTAAAGCTCCGGCAGGCGATGCGCTTAAAGCAGTATAGTTTGATTGGTTTGTATTCCAAGAAATCGTAAAAGTTGTTGATGTAGGAACCGTTACAATTGTAAATGGAATTCCATTCAATAATCTGTAAGCATTATTTGTTACAGTTGTTGCCAAACCTTGCATGATTACAGTATCACCAACACTATAACCATGAGCTGTTGCCGTAGTTATGGTATTTGTGGCTTTTGTAGTACTTGCAATTTGGATTGTTGGCCCATATTGGAATAGCAAACCAGCGGCAAATGTACTAATACCACCCGCTGGTGTTGTTCCGCCTGTAACACCATTTGTGTAAACAGTGTCATATATAACTGCTGGTGTAGCGTTATAAACTTCAACCATGGTTGAAGAAGCGGATAAACCAGATGGAGTAAATGGAGGAATATTGTTGTCCCAATACGCTCTCAAAATATTTCCAGCTAATGCAGCATTTCCGATATTTGTTAAGTTCCAAACTTCCACAAAATCAGGTTGGAAAGGCAATGTTATGATTGCACTTGTTTGACCTGATGCTGCTGTGAAACTTCCTTTTGCCATTCTATCATATTCACTCATGTTACACCCCCAATGTGCTTAAACGTGTGCAAAGCAAATTACGGATAGCCGTATCTTGGGTTAATGCTTGAGCTTGAGCAAATTTAACTGCCAAAGTTGCATTCTGTGCCAACATCCCTGAGTAATAAGGATCACGATAAATCAAATTCATGGAATAACCATCTTGATTTATGTGAGTGATCGCCTGTTTACCCATTACAGCATTGTAGTAGACATCCAGCCCTAGAGCTGATGCACCACGTGCCACTGGAGCTTCGGAACTGGTAAGAATTCTCAAATTATACACTGAGCCCCACTCGGAAGGGAGCGCACTTGTATTATTTGGATAATTCCAGTTGTTGAATACTCCTAAACCTGTTAATCCATCAAAATCGCTTTGTAGTTCAGTTGACGATAACATAAAGTAAGAGGCTCTTATTGGACCTGTCAATTCTGTTACTTGTTGACCTATTTCTAGGCGGGCCAAATCTTCTCAGCTGGCCTCACTATGTCTCCATAGTGTTCAGAGTACCGCATCACCAGATTTGTGATGATGATAATCATTCACAGGTTTATTTCTGGTGTCTTCTCGCTTACTACGTTCAGGCTGATATTCTTCGAAAAAATCTATTAAAAATTTTTCACAAATATCTTTATCCATATCCGATAAATAATATCTATTATTCAAAAAATTAAATATTTTTTCTTTCATATCTTGCCCCTTGTTATCCTTTCTCTGCACTATGCAGCGATTAGGAACTCCAAGTCAATCAGAGAAGATTTTAATTCGGCACACATTTTACCGAATCTGTCCATGCCTTCAATACCTGACATGAACTTATAGGCATTATTAGTATCCAATGTAGTAGCTACTAGTGAAAAGTCGCTCAAACCTAGGTTTGAAGGATTATCACCATTGCTACCACCTCCAGCCATTAGCTCCGATGCTACTGAGACAATATAATCTCTTAAAATTAACAAACTGTTACTTTTATGACCTACAATATATTGTAGGCGGGAAAAGTTCTTCGACTTCTCCTCTCGGATTTTATTTATATTCCGAGCTCAGACTTTCGCATCTCTATTTGTAGAGTCCAACCGCTAAGTCGTTCAGCCTAGACATTTAATTAGATTTATGCAACAATATACAGTTACCTACACACATAACAAAGGACTGTGTAAATGCCTGAAATACCTTATAAAAAAAAGATTTATAAACCTCTTATTCTTGCATATCTTGCGGGAATTGTTGATGGAGAAGGTTCCATTTGTATATATCGAGTTAATCCTGCTAAGTATAATCGATACCAAAACCCTTCTTTTCGTGGTGTCCTCAACATTTCCAACACAAAAAAGGAACTTTTTGACTGGATTGAGAAAAATTTTAGTAATCTCAATAAGTCTAAAAAACATCGTCGATCCATATTTAAGAAAAACTCTACACACGAACGATGGATTTATGAATGGGTAATTCAAGGTCATCGATTGATTGATATTTGTACTCAACTTTTGCCATATCTTGTTCTTAAGAAAAGACAAGCTGAATTGATGATCGAATTTCGTAAAACCTTTGAAAATCAGAAAGGATGTGGTGCACACGCTCCTCTCGATCCAGAAATCATCGCCATACGAGAAGATATTAGAGTTGAAATGAGTCGTCTCAACGCTAAAGGCTTTCTTAAAGCAGATATTGAACATTTTGATTCCTTACAAAACTAATTAAACCCTTGGCCCTTGTTGCCCTCTCACCAGGGTGATAAGGGTTTCCAAGTCAATCAGGTTAGATTTACCGAGGACTTAATCTTAATCCTCGGCTTGGCGCATCGCAACAGCTAATCTTTCAGAAACCCAAGCGAGAACTCCCTCTTGGTCTTGCAAAATTACCTGTTCATTGATTCATTATGCTGCCAAGCATGCTGCACAATCATATATGCAGCCTGTACCAAAAAACGCCATTTGTGCATCAATGATATCTCTTTGAGGCACTTGTGCTGGTGGATCAAAACCAGAATTTCCTAACTGAATAGTTGGCGGTTGCAGAGCGCGTGGGCGCATAAATCTGCATGTAGTACCACCATTTGCAGGCATTGAAACCTTATCGCAAACGATGATGTTGTTCATTGTGGGAGTAGGCACGTAAAGCATAGCTGGTGCAAGTGATTGCAGAATCAGCGGCCCTAAATTGCCTGTAGTCGTAATAGACATGATAACCTATTGGTTACATGTTAGTATGATGTGTGAGCCGTGGACGACACAACGTAACTACGTCCGTTTTCTTTCACATCTTTGCGAGGTAGCGATATTCCTCTACGCTGACATCATTTAACGCATGAATGCGAAGGGCGACCATTTAACGCATGGTTGCGAAATTTCACTATATCAAATCCAATATTTAATTAAATAATAAAAAGCGACCATACAAAGCCGCTTTACATTCGAGTCGGTTACGTATTGTAACCGACTGAAAAATCAGATTCTCAATGTAGACTTTAGCTGTTGCATTTTTTCATAGGCATTTTTTTGACCTGTAGCTGAAAAATCCCCTACAGCTGCATATGGTGCTGCATTCGATCCGGTAGGTTGGTAATATGGAGATCTTTTATTGGATTCAATTTTATCTTGGACTGTCGATTGCTTTTGAGCTGGTTTATCAATTCCCATTTCTTTGATAGTTTGATAGACCAATTGCTGACGTGCAAAGTTATCTGGCATTCTTAATATATTCTCAGCTAGTTTTGGAGCACGTTGGGCAAAATCATCCGCTTTTTGAAGCACATCATAAAAATCAGGATTATTCTCTAACCACATTTCCTGTTTTAATTCCTCTTTAGCTGATCTTTTAGCTATTTCCATTGCCTTTTGTATTTCACTTTGTGTTACTTGGTTATTAGCTGTCAGTCTTTTATTTAATTTTTTATGATCTACATATGGTTCTGAATCATCATCTTCTTCTTGTACATGTTGAGGTGTTTTTTTTAAAGATTCATTTTCTTGTCTCAATTTTTCTTTTTCTTGACGTTCTTGATCCAGTTGACGAAGATACATAGCCTCTTGTTTTCGGAAATTGATTTCTCTATCGGATTGTTTAGCGTTATTTGCTACATCATTTTCTTGACTAAGATTTATGGGAGATGTCATATTGAAATTTCCTTTTGTCGTAACGCTGACATGCGGTTAGATTTTTTTTCATTAAACTAAATTTTGAAATATAGAGCAATAGATGACTGATAATTTAGTGTATAAACCTTTTGATACTGAATTAAAGCCTTGTGAACCTAGAATTGGATTTAAATTCTCTAATGATATTTTTATTCATCCTTCTCAATTAGATAAATGGGGATTGGAATATACTCAAGAGGATTTGGAAGATAATCCTATTTTAGGAAAAGCATTAAGAATAAAAAGAGAAAAAAATGAAACCTGAAATAGTCAAAACAATATCTCAAGAAATAGCATTGGAATTTCTAAATAATTTAGTCGAGATTCATAACTTACTAATAAAAGAAGACCAAAGAGAGGCTTTTTTTAGACTTGGTGCACTCGTTGAACAAATGGCTGAAAGGTTGAGATGAATAATAAAGAACCAATTAAAGATTTTGAAAAAATGACATTAAGAAAAGTCATGGAAATGACAAAACAAATGACTTTAACGGAAGGTGGATTGGATATTTTAATGGAAAAAATCGTAAGAGAAATAGAGAAATTAAAAAATGAAAATCCAACGTCTTGAAACTCACGATCGTTTAGAACATCTTAAGCAAGATCAAGGAATAAATATATTCCAAGGTGCTGAAAATTGCCTTAAAAAGAACAGGCTTTCTATTGGATTACAGCAATATTCCCCATATGTGTATTTATTCGCACATCCACGCACTGCTGACGATGGAGTAAATAAGCGCATGATATGGCAGCCTAGACTCACAAAACCCAAGGCGCAGACTAATTCATATCTCTTTAGGGCCATATCAAATACAGATCAACTAGAAATATGTTGGTTATTGCCTCCAAGAGAAATGTGGGGTCAATATTTTAAAGGGAAGGTAACCGAAAATGAGTTGGTGATTTGGAGTATTAATCAATTCTGTAATTTTAGATCTACTTTAGAGAGACTCGACCCCGAAGATCTGCCAGATGAACGGTGCAGGCATATTTATATCACTGTAGCAGCAGAAATAGACCAAGAAAAAAGAACGGAGAAATTATATGGACGAAAAGACGATGAAAAATTTACAGCAATTTGAACAGATGTTTCAACATGCTTGTCAAGTGTGTGACCCCTTGGATTATGAGATTAGACAACGCAATTTGCTTTATACAGTATGCAATTTAATGTTACTTCCTCTTATGGAATACAGAGAAGAAGAGAAGAAAAAAGCTGCTGAAAATGCTTCAGTAAATACAATGGAACTTCCTATAGAGCAAACTAATGCCGAATGATATAGAAAATGATATTTGGGATAATCAAATAAACCTTTCCGAAATCGGTAAATATGGAAAATTTATTGATTTCGGAATAAAAGAAAATGATCATACTCATTTTGATGGATTATTTCATTTTACTACTAATGATCTTAAAAAAGAAAAATTAACAAAACATGATCGCGATTTTGCTATAGATAGAATGTTTTTTGCACTTAAAGATGGAATTGAAAAAGAAGTTGACGATCTTTTAAAAGATAAGATTAATGAAATAAGAAAAAAAACTGAAAAAAGAATAGAAAAACTTAAAGAAAAACCTAGAAAAAAATTAAGAAAACTAAAAGAATATGATAAATTACTTACTCTATATGCTAGGCCAGACTCCGAGGAGGAGTCTTAATACCTTTTTTACTCACTGGAATAATCCCTACTGAATCGCTACGCATACGCCCAATCTTAGCTTTAATTCCTTGGCCATAGTGATCGCCCATACCATATTTAGTATTGGCAACATGAGCCTGTTTATTGGCTTTATAGGGTTTCGGTTGTTGGCGATTGAATGGTTGGGCATTTCCGCTTATTGGCATCTTCTTTCCTAATTGTTGCATTGATGGCAATTGGACCAGGATAATTTTCGGATTTATAGACAAATTCGCCTATATTTCCTTTCTTATTTATTAATTTAAAATCTGCTTCGTTCAAATTCATTATTTCACATCATCTTTTTTCATTTCATTTTTAATTTTATATATTTCTGATTTAAATCTTTTTAATTCATTTTCTACATGTATTGAAATTCCTTCTTGAAGAAGTTCAACATTTACTTTCATCATTTTCATAGTTTCTTGTAAATTTTTTACATTATATAAAAATTCATCCATTATCCCCTCTCATCATTTCGCATAGTGTTATGAATCCCATACGGAAGCGTTGCCACTCTTTGCTTAGGATTACCTGTATGACCAACTGGTTGTCTCATACCTATACCATAATGAGTGCCAGCATTGATAAAATTAGATGATCTCTGGTCATATTGTGGACATCTCCAATCGTATGGTGAATTTTTTCCATCTTTAGGAGAATCTTTTTCCCTTTGCTCTCTAATAGCAATAGGATCTTTAAAACCAGATTTGGAATTAATTTGTTCTTTTTCTCTTTTCATAATTTTCCTTTAAAATGGCGGACTTATTTTAGGCACTTATTTGCGATCCGCCTGTGCTGTCTGTCTAGACAATAAATTAATTACGATATCCAGCTTTATGAGGATGAGATTTAATTTTCTTATCGCCCATCATTTGCTGTTCTTTGATTTTTTCTGTAGTATCTTCATACTGAGATACCGCGCCAGCACCTTCTGCGCTAGAATATTCTTTCTCATGTACACCTTTAGGAAACTTAGGTGATCCAGATCCAGCAAAAAAGGCATGGTCTGTTATGGATTTTCCACCGCTCATATATACTCCTTAAGCCATATCGGCTTGTTTTAAATATTTATTTTAACTATAACATCCCAGCCATTTGCTGCATAGGATTTTGCTCTTGCCTCTGATTCTGTCCTTGTTGACCTTTACCAGTCATAGGCTGAACACTCATAATCTGCTCCATAAATCTTTTTGATGCTTCCTGTCTTTCTACATTCTGACGTGAATTTTTTTCCAATTCTTCATCATCAAATTTAATTGATTCAAGATTATTAGCTTTTAATAAGGTTTCTACTTCACCAAATTTCTGGATAGTAGTGAGCAATTGTTCAAGTGCCGCCATTTTTTCTTTACTTGCCAGGGCATGATTCTTTGAGATCATCGACATTCTTTCTTCAAATAGCCCCACGTTACTCTCTGAACGCGAATCACGTTCACGAGCTTGTGACAATTGATTATGAATCTTAGCCATCAATTCTTTTAACTTCATTTCTTCAACAGTATGTTGAATATTCATAGCTTCTGACTGTTGTGCCTGCATCTGTTGCTCTTGCTGTTGCAAGTAAGGTATGATCTCACCTTTACCAGTAATATTAAGCTTAGGAATAATCATGGATGGTGGAAATACTTCACGCTGGAACATTTGATTTATATCAATCATTTGTTGAGCTTGTAAATTCTGCTGAGTTGGTGTTAGGTCTGATTCTTCAACTAAACATTGATATTTAGCAAATACTTTAGAATAGAAATGTGGTGTAGGTTCTTCACCTATATATAAAGAACATTTTTCAGCATTCCAATTGTTTAATACAATTTGCAGCAATCTTTCACCTAACAATTTATCTGAAAAATCCCATTGGTCAAAATACTTCTGGAACACCATTAGATTAGCAGCTTGTTTAAGCATCATTGTGAGTGAACTTATCTGCTTATCTTGCTGACCTGACCAATTTTCAAGATTTATTCCAGATGTAGACCATATTAAATCATTCATCTGTTGAGCTAATGCAAGATCACTTTCTGGTACTGCGGAAGGGGTAATCTTCTCGCAGTCGGTCATTTCATAACCTTCATTGATTATGACATCCCAGCCCTGGCCTGCTTTTTTAAGATTATCTTCATTAGCAACAGCTCCCACTTTACGTTTCCAGCCAGCATTGATTGTTGCCGAAGCGATATCGTTGTTAGTAATTATTTTATAATTCATCAAGAATTGCGGATCGCGCATAGTGCGGACTAGAGACCTCACACGTAGGTCATAGTAGTTTATATGTGGTTCATAGTTCCAGTAATATGGTATGAAAGGACATCCATCAAATCCCAAAGGATTATCACCTTGGAACATAAGTTGATCGTTAAGAATAGTAGCGAGTTTCCAGCAAGGAACTTCAACTGTCACTTCTTCCATGTCTTGGATATTATATAGTAGTTCTTCAAGGTTCTCATCACCTCCGGCATAATCAAAGAATTGATTGCGTGAACGGCTGTATAAACGTTTTTTCTTTCTTTTCCATTTATACCAAACATACGAAAGAACCATGAGATCATTTCGCGCCATATTATAATTTTCGGGTAAAAAATAGAAACTGCCGTAACGTTGCGGTGTGCCAGACATTGGAGCAATTTGCTGGATTTTATCTGGAAATCTAAATTCCGCTTCTTTTTTCGATATATATTCCTGACACCATACAAACTGTGCATCGGACATATCAGGACTTCTGAAATACGGATCAACGAGAAACGCATTATATTCCCAAATTTTGGTTTTTAATTGTCCTTGTGCCTGGTCGTCTCCAGTATAATCCAAATACGGTTGAACAAGCACCATACCGCTGATTGCAGATAGTTCTTTAGCTTTGCTTTTTTGTTCGTGTATATCCCCTGCATTCGCTGTGTGCGTAATGATCTTAGTGTATTGATCTGTAGTTTTAGGATCCGCTCCTTCTGTCGGCACATAACTGAAATTCTTCCTATGCTGCCTTTCATACCCTGTTATCATATTAACAGGTTGTTGTATCAAATTGAAATAATATTGTTGATATGATGTTGTAGGTGAAAAGTTGAAATAACGATTGACGAACGTTTGACTTCCAGCATAGAATAATGTATCAATATTACTCTGATTCCATCGCGATTGTTCGATAGGTTGAAATTTAGAATATAGATTGTCAAGCCACTGTCGAACATTACCTTGATTTGGTTCGAGACTATTATTCCAAGGCGGATAGTATAAACCCAAGATTTCCCCCTAATGTAAATTTTAATATATACCATATACGTGAAGAAGATTAAAAGAAAATCTAAGGATAAGAGAGGATTGACTACAACATGTCCTATTCCCGCTGAAATATTAAAATGGGGTGAATGTTGGTTGATACATGAAAAAATTCCTGTTTTAATTGGCACAGAAATTAAATATGTATGTCCAATATGCGCGCAAAAAGGATTAATGAAAAATGACACACGATAGAAATGATGTTAAAAAACCAAATGAAATAACTAATAAAATTACTAAACTGCTCCAAGAAGCCTGCCAATTAATGGAAATTTTACATCATGATTATGATGGAATAACTATTAAAGTTGTTTCTACAGGATGTGGGGATACTTGGGTCAAACTAGAAAAAAAGGATTAAAGAAAAATGAAGACAAATTGCGATATGTGCGGTTCTAAAATAGAAGATAATAAATGCGATTGCGGAGTTTGGGTAGATGCTGATGAAATGAAAGATAATCCAATGAAGTTAGCACTTGAAGAATTTCATGAGATGAAGCGATTTACTCTTACAGGGGATGCCCCACATTTAGGCTGTGCTGTAGTGTTTTTCAGAGGGGATTATCTAGATTGCAAGGAAGTTGAAGATTTTATTTATAAAATGAAAAAAAGACCGAATTATGAACAAAGATAAATCAATGCTTAATCAACGAATGCCTTAATCCATTAGCCGACAATACCAAATAGCATCCGAATAAGATTGCTTGCTGCCATTGACCAATATACCAGTTATTAGCCATAAATATTAGATTAGTGACCATCCATATAGCGAAACCTTCCCAGCGGCCGATACTATTCAAATAAGCTCCAAATAGCGCCGAGAATGTAGCGATTAGCAGTATTGTTTCCATGTCTGGTCCTTATCGAATATTTGAGATGATTTTATCATTAACACAGGTGTTTTATAAAGATGATCTACAAATAAGTGATCTATTTTATTTTGAAACTCTAAATCTAACGATCTTATACCATCGTCTATAATAGAATATGGATTATCTGGACGCACAAAATTAATTTCATCATATTCATACAAATGACCTTTTGCACACTCTTTTAATGCCCTACAAATATCTAAATCCAGATATTCAGCATATACAAATGAATCAAAAGAAGTTCTATCACATATTACAATATCATGATCTTTTTTGGCTTCCAGTTCTTTCTTTGAGTGTTCGTGATATATCCAATGAGCAGTTTCTATTGTCATCTTATCATTTAAAGGAAATGGACAACTGCGTGCAACTTCTTGGATAACCTTAACATTAGCTCCTTTTTGCTTGTAATGCATAGCCAAAGCAAATGTAAGTGTAGTCTTACCTGTTCCGTGAGTGCCTGTGATAGCTATAATTTTACTCATTTTATCCAAAAACATTATTACATTTAATTTTTTTTTCTAGACTAGGTAGAACATCTCTACATTTTTCTACAAACTCTTCCCATAATTCATCTTGAATTTTTTCAATATCAGTAAAATCATTTTTATAAATATAATTCAATAAAAGTACATTGAAAGTTTTGTGACACCAAGCACAAAATAAATAATCTTGTTCACCATCTACTTGAAAATAATCGGGAGCATCATGAGCATCATATTTTTCACCATTTTTAAGAATAAAATAACTATACCATTTATCTAAATTTTCGTTATTTTCATATTCTATCTTTGCTACTTCATCAAAATTTATAAGAGTCCAATTTATTGTAAGTATATATTTCATTTTTCTCCTATTCAACGTCTGATAATTTTGGTTATGTTCGTTATTTACAAGTCTAACCTGTTTTAGTATCACCACAAACGGGTTTAATTTAAGATTTACACGTTTTCGCAATAAAATAATGTTAATCATCTTTATTAAATTCAGGTTTAGGCCAATAAGAAGGAAACTTCTTCATACAAGTTTTGCAGTAATATTCAGGAGGAGCACATCCAAATTTATTGGTTTCTAATGAAGGACATGCATGACCAGTAAAATAATATTCATTTTCGGGTATTTCTTTATTGCATCCTTTACATTTCATCATTTCCCATCTTTCGCTCAATATTATCTTTTTTTATATTATTAGGTTCATATATAGGTCTAAAGTGGACATTGTTTTTATTAAAACATTCCTCACACATTCCACCAGCCTTTCCTGCTTCTTTAGCTGCCATATCCCATAGTTTACATTTTTGACATTCCATAACTATTCCTTAACATTTTCCAATTCTTTTTTAGATCCCCATTTCAAATCTAAAACCGTCATGTCTCTTGGAAATTCTCCGCTTATTTCTTCAAATAAAGTTTGAGGTCTAAAATCTAATCTAAAGAATTCACAAGACAACTTGTGAAGATCATTTGTTTCTTTCATGCACTGGAATAATCTTTGAAAAACATCGAAAACGATTCTTCTATTTTCAAAAGTATCAAAAGATTCGCAAATACCTATTTTCTTTTCAAATGCAAAATCTGGTTTATCTTCCATAGCTATTCCTGCGGTGGGTTTGGTAACGGCATCCAATGGGTTATTTTTTGTAATACATATGGACCTGAAATAAAGAATGATCCATTATTAAATGTTCGATAGGCAGCAATTTCATAAAAAGGAAAATTATCTAAATTAATATTCCCATCCCATACCAAAACATATTTATCATCTTCCGGCAATCTTTCTGAGCATTTAATCCATTCCATAACACATCCTAATCGCCTTTAAAATTTCCCTTCCTATCCACCGCTGATAACGATTATATGAATCCCATGCTCTATATAATTCTTTAGTGACTTTTACTTTAGTTTCCATCTAAACCTTCATCTTCCTATAAAATTCTTCTCTCCCCTCTCTCCATAGATTTGGAAAGCGTTTTTCTATTATCTCACATATTTCTATCGCCATTTCACAGCTAATTTTAAACTTACGCATCAGCAGCGCTGTAGATATCATTCGGTTAGATTTGAATAGTTTTACTGCTTTGGATAGTGTTTCAGTTGGTATATACATTATCAATTTCCGGTAATGGATGCCATTTTATTTTATCCCAATGAATTGCATTATCGCTTTGTGTGTTTATATACCATTTTCCATTTGGATGGAGACTCCAAGAAGCTGTAATCATTTTTCCATTTGATCCAATGATAAGGAAATCCTTATCTTTTGGTGGATTTCCATTTTCAAAATTCATTCAGGCTTCTCAGGCAAAGGCATCCAGTGGCTCACATTATTCATATCAGTATCACAGCAACCACATCCGCTAGATAAAAAACTCCACCAATATTCATTTTTAATTTTACTGGTTTGGAATATGGTAGAAGCAATTAACTGTCCATCTGTAGAAATAACTTGCTGATCTTGTAGAGGCAATTGATCGCTGACTTTAATCCATTTCATTAAACATCTCCATTTGCTCGCAGTATTTTACAGCATCTAGTCTTTTAGTTGCAATCTCAACATATTCGTATTCCTTTTCAATACCAATGGCTGATATGCCGAGTTCTTTAGATGCTACTAATGTGCTACCAGATCCGCAAAATGGGTCTAGTAGCGTTGGACTTCCAGGAGGAGCAAGGAGGGTAATTATGTATTTCATTAAAGAAATAGGTTTGACAGTTGGATGATTATTGGATCTTGGATTGGTTCTTCTTTCTGCATTTTCTTTGATACCGTTTTGAGGCCAATCTGCACATTCCTTTAAAGGCATTCCCTCAAGCCCTCTGTTGCGTTCGGATGATGAGGCTTTGGCACAGTAAAAAAATCTTGAGGCTCCTCCGGAATCGTTAAATCCTCCAAAAACATCACCTTTTCCAAAAGTATTCCCTTTAGTGTCATGTATTCCCATTCCCGAATTATTTTTCTTATAGATGCTATTGATTTGCTAACCCCAGTCATCTTGTCCAGTTGCTCGGCTGCGGATTCGTCCAAGATTAGATTAGCTGGCCATCTTCCATTAGATTTAGTAAATTCTCTTTTGGTTGACACCATAAATCCACTCGCCCCATCAGCAGGTCTTTTATTTTCTCTATTCAATTCTTTTTGTTCTTCATTAGATGTTGAAATCCTACTCCCATCAATATTAATCCCACCCACACCCCATTTTTCAGCATTCTGCGCGAATGTGCCATCTAACGGTTTCATGGCTAGTGTCCAGCCTTCCCATGCTGGCTTAAGAGATGTACCATAACCATTCCACGGTTCACCTAATTTTTTACCAAAATTGTTAGACTTTGGAAAACCACTTCCAAAAATATGTATTAACATATCCCTGATGATCCACCCTGAATCCTCTACAATTGAAGTTAATCGGTGCATCATTCTAGGAATCCCTGCACATGCCATATATGAACCAGGCTTGCATATTCTTAACATCTCTTTCCAATATTCAGGCGGCGGTATTTGCTGGTCCCAGTGCTTGGACATGAACGAAATTCCATATGGACTGTCTGTAACAATAAAATCTATGTAATTGTCAGGGAATGTCTTCATAACTTCCAAACAATCACCTTTAATTATCTTGTAATTCATTTAAAGCCTTTTTAAAATTTAGATCTTCAATATATCTTTCATTCCCTTTTGATTTTTTATAATCAAAACTCTTAACTCTAAATTGCATCGTCATTTTCACTTTATTTAATGGGAGGTATCCTATAATTTTATATTTCAAACCCACAAAAGCCATAACATCAAAATCTTTTTCATTATAAGATCTACGCCCCTCTTTACCACACCGTCTACAGTGAAATAAATATGATGGTGTATAGGTAGCTCTTTGAGGAGTTGCCCTATAATTTTCAGTTGTTTTTACCTGAATTCGTATAAGTCTATTATTACAATCTGCAACAACATCGTATGGCAATCCCTGTTCAGAAGGAAAGGCAATATATCCTTGTAGAATTAAATCAGCACAAACCAAATATTCCCCGGCTTTTCCTAGTTGTAAATCTGATACATTATCCATAAAACCTCTTATTTTTTAGGTTTTATTGTAACACCCTCACCATATAAAATCAATAGAATTATCTTCCATTTGTTGCATAGCGTGGAGGCAGTCATCATGAATAATTTTATGGATCATTTTTTATCTCGAAGGTTTGAATCTTTCTCGAATATATTCGTTTGGATTGTGCTTGTAGGGTTGGTAGGTTGATACTTTATGGGTGGCTAGTATATAACGCATGGCATCGCAAGCATGATCCCCTTTCTTAACAGGAGCATCATCACCTTGAGCCGCTTTCTTGGAATCCCATACGTATGATTCAATCTCTCTAATAAGATTCTTGCAATCATTCAATATGTACAGATTACCCTTGTTCATCTCATTAGTCATGATCTGAATACCATTATATACATCATTATCGGCTGCAACTGTATGGATTCCCCGACGATCTAATTCAGCTTTCATACTAGCTGCACTTGGATCAATATAGACAGCACGTACAGCATAAGGTTCGAGAAAATCCTGTACTTTATCTGCAAATTCGCTGTTAAGTAGCTGACGGCCTTGTTTTTTGTAGTCCCAGTAAAATTCTTTCTCAATCCACATCTTCTTGCCTGTTTGTGTGGCTTGCCCTGTATTTACACCCATAATTAGGCAACAAAATGCATTACTAAAACCATAATCAATACCAGCAACCCAATATTCGGCTGCTGCCGGAGGTTTAGCAAGCACATGATAAGTCCTATCAAAGAAGTCAAAGATAGCACCTTCTGCAAGACACCATAAACCTAACACGTTCCTTTTGTAAAATAGACCTGTAGAACTATTACGAATACGGTTCTTGTAATCTTCATCTAAAAAAGGGTTATCGTCTAATTCAAAGTGGAGTGAATAATAATTAGGATCGCCGGCTTCGGCTTTATCAATCCATTGCTTACATATGTGAGAGGGGAAAGTAGGATTCATCGCTGCAAACCCTTTGGAGTATTCTTTACGTAGACGAGTATCAATCATATTTGTTACATTTTCAGGATAAAGTGTCATTTCATCACAATACATTAGAGATGCTGTAAGACCGCGGAATTTGCCCATAGCGCCCTCATCTTTAGCACCCAAGGTTTGTATTACCTTATCTTTGTAATGCAGTCGCCTATGTCCTGAATACCATGCGCAGAATGGCCTGAACATAGACAATTCATCTGTTTCTAATAATAATCTGATAGCGTTTTGATAGATTGTGTCTGATGAATGGCCCACCATAAAGATTTGGCTGTCGGGACAGGTATCAACAGCGTGCATAAAAGCAAAAAGGGTGCCTACAGTCTTACCAGTTGATACAGCACCGTGAGCCAGATTCCAATGGCGAGTGCAATTAGCCATGAATTCTAATTGCTTAGGTGACCAGGGGCCGATTGGTTTAACTTGATTCATCAATTACCCCATATCTTTTTTCTTTATCGTGTATATAACGCCAATATTTTGGATTTTTATAAATTCCAAAACAATCAAAACCAAATCCATCGTATTTAGCTGTTCCCAAATCAAAAGGTCTATCAGGGTGATTTGTACATTGATAAAAACCATCACAAGGCGGTAATTCTTTACTCGACTCTATCCATTTATCTTGGCTCATTCTGAATACTCCATAGTACAGCTATTTTTCTACCTTTAAATGTTTTGCATTTGTAAACACCCTTTTTCCTAATTAGCACTCGAAAGCTCGGTGTGCCATCCTTACACATTCTTACTGTTATGCTTGCCATATTCAAAAACCTTATGTATCATTTTGATACGTATCATACTAAACAAAAGATTATTTGTCATGGATGACCAAGAATTATTTTTATTGATGAAATTAAACGTTGAACGTACGCAAAATGAAAAAGACAAGATTATGGAAGAATTTTATAAAATGGATGATTTCATCCAGGAAAGGTTAAAATTAAACGCCAAACATCATGTTTTTAAAACGAAAAAAAAACTTAAAGAAGCAATGAATCAAGATATGAATCCCTATAGCACGTTTGAGTGGAAAAAATGAATTATTTTAAAGACTGCAAAACCCAAGAAGATGTAAAGCGGCTTTACAGAGAATGGGCTATGAAGCTGCATCCGGATCGCGGCGGCACTAAAGAGGAAATGATTGAATTAACTCGTCAATATGATGCTTGGAAACCCTCTAATAAATTTTCTCAATCTTCTACGATGGATTACAAAGAATTTGAAGAGAAATTTAAGAAAAGTCAAGAAGCATGGGGTAAAGAATTTGAAAGTAAAGCGCAATATGGAGGGTATGGAGGCTATCGTTATGCTAATGTCAACGACATGACGAAAGAATATTTCAAGCAGACTAATGACCCAAGGCTGGCTGATTATGAGAGAATGAAAAGAGATACCGATTGTTTAAATAAAAGACTAATGGATAAAACTGTTCTTTGTAATGACCTTCATGATGAAAATATAAAGCTAAAAAAAAAGATTGTGCGCTTAGAGAAGAAGTTGAAGCAGCCGCCAAAAGCAAAGAAGGCTGGAAAGGATTCTGCTATTTGCTTATAGCTTACATATTATTAAGGATTTTTATATGTTAACTCGAAATGAAAAAATATTCAAATGGACGATTTTGATCTTGATGGGAATAGGCGCAATATATCAAATTAGATATCGTTTTAATCACTCAAATATGAGTGAAACCCAATTGTTTTTGCATTTTTTCGATGCATTCAAGGAGTAATATGAAAAACCGCGCTAAATGCAAACTCTGCTCTAGCATTATTGAAAGCTTTCATGCCACTGATTGGGTGACCTGCAAGTGTGGTGAGATCCATGTTGATGGTGGCGAATCTATGAAATGCGCTGCAAAAGATTGGAGTAACTTCTTAAGAGTTGATGACAATGGAAATGAAATTATCGTAAAAGTTAATTCAACGAGTAATCCACAGAATAGTAGCCCCAGCAACAGTACAGAGTGTGATAGCAACAATGGCGATCAATATTCCCATAAGAAACCTAGTAAAGCTGAATTAATAGATATGCTCAAAGAGATGATAAAAAACATAGAAAATCTTCCTGAATATGGTATGAGCGCACCAATAACGCATTATGATTTTTCATCACTCTTGATTTTGCTTTTGGCTTTATTTAGCGATGATTGTAATTCGGACAGTTGATTAAGAGTGGCATCTAGACGTGATTTAACATCTTCATTAGCAGTTGATGCCACTTCTTTACCAATTTTAGCGTCTAGTTCTTTTTGGAATGTGTATTCTTCACGATCTTCTTCTTTATCAAAATAGTTGTAGGTCTTGTTTGAAAGGTGATAAGCTTTTTGATGCAGCTTTTCCGAACTTAACCATTCCTCTCGTCTTGCACCTATTAAAGTCTTGGCAGCCCAGTACGATCGGCGAAACCCTTCACTTTCTCTAGCCCATTGTGAAAGCTTTGAAGGGTCTAACATAGGCTCACGAGTACCGCAGAACTTATTTAGGTTTATACTATCATGTTTTTTAGCCCATTCAATAAGTTCTCTAATAATCTGATCTCTATCCCATTCTCTAGGTCTTCCGCCTGCATGTGGTTGAGAAGGTTCACAAGTCATTATGAAGCCTTTACAATAGCGTGTATATTGTCTTCGTGGATTAGATAGTATTTTATATCGTTGTAGAGTAGTTCTGAGACGGCATAAAGGTCTACAAGTATAATATCAGAAATGTTAACTTTTTTGATTTCATCACCTATTGAAATAACTTTGTAAGATTGGGCAGGATCTTCTTTTAAAGTTAAAAGCGGCGATTTTTTTCCTTTAATAAGTGGTTCGATGATGATTCGTTTACCGAGTGGTTGTAGCATATGTATAATCCTTTTTGTATTAGTTATATCAATTAATTTAATTAATGGGAAGAGAATATTTCTTGCATTGAATTTACCGTTTTGGTATATTCATATACATAACAACAAAGGAATGTAATATGAAAAATAAAAAGATAAACGCAAAAGTAATAAGAGAATATTATAATAAAGGCTATGAAGTGGCAATTCAAGGAGGCTTAAGAGCTCCTATACTTCACATTAACATTAATGCAATTTCGGATAACTGCATAAATATTTGTAACTCTTTTTTAAAAGGGTACGACACACGGATTAATGAAGAGTTATTAGATATTTTAGGAGAATAAAATGAGTATATATCGATGTGAACAATGTGATAGTTATTGTGATGCAGATATAGAGGGTGTTGAAGAACACCCTTTTAAAAAGTTGGTTTGCATATGCGAAAGATGTTACGAATTCTTAATACAAATAGAGGTAATTAATGTCTAAAAAATCGTGGGCAAAGGGTCGTAAAGACCCTACCCGTTTAGTTAGAATAGACCCTGATATTTATCAAGGCGCTAAAGAAGAGGCAGAGAAATCTAAAATGACTCTAAAAGATTGGGTGTCTCAATGTGTGCGTGGCCAATTGATGAAAATGGGGCATTGATTATGGTAATTCAGTTAGATTTATTTAAAGAGATGAGTGAGACGGAGATTATTTTCGAAGAGATACGTCAATTGAGGGCATCACATGAGAAGATTAGGAAGAGTTTATATGCTCGGCATGGTGAATTGGCAAAAAAATACATTGAAATACATGAGAGAATGAATATTTTGGAGCATAATATTTGCAAAGGGAAAGAAAGATTATGTTAACTTTCAAATATTGTGTTAAGTGCGACAAGAAATTTATGCCTGTTAATAACACTCAAAAATTTTGCCAAGATCCTTGTAGTGCAAGATCAACACGTAAGACTATTGCAGAACTTAATGAGGGATGGATAAACAGGAAGCCACGTAAGATGAATTATATTAAAAAGTGGAAGACTTGGGCTTAGTGAGCGTTTCAAACATTGTGTCAATAACTTTCCTGAGATCTGCGAGGGAGATTTTAAGATCAAGATCTTCACTCAATGTTTCAATACAATCATCAAATATTCTAAATTTTATATCTCTGTAAGGGTCGTTATCCCAAATCATTATATTTTATTCCCTTCGATTTTTACTTTTAGCTATTTTGCAGGAGGATTTGATAATGCTCGCACATTTCATAGTGATACTGACACCAGTAAAGTTTATCGTTGATATAATCCCATTCATCCATGACATCTAAGCCATAGTGTATAAGCATAGTTATGAGGGCGTTTAGAAGTTTTCCCTTTTTAGTAGAGGCTCCGATCGTGGACATGACGGATGTGAAACAATAGCGGGCTTTTTCACGATCTGAAGAGCGGGGCAGATACCAGCATTTTTCTTTAGCATCTTCGAACGTGCGGACTGCGTGAAAATGATGGAATTCATAAGATTCCTGCCAATCTTTTCTGAGATCATTTTCATTTATTTCACGCATTTGGGCCCAGGACCAATAAGCTTCTTTCGAGTTGTAGGTAAATTCTGAGGCATATGAAGAGCAAGATCGGATAAGAAAAAAAGTACCTGCTGCTGTTAAGACTAGTGGGACGGAATATTTAAATAATGTTTTGAACATGTTGATTACCAATAATTAAGTTTTTGTTAATTTCTTTTTCAATATCCCATTTTAATTTTTTCATTTGCCTACCATTATGGCATATGCAATAATTTAATTTACCGCATTCGAAACCAGCTGGAGTTTTTAAACCTCTTGTGTCGATATATCCCCAATTAGCACAAAGTGAACACATATTTTTATTTTCAAATTCTAACCAATCTATTTTTATAAGATATTTCATAATTTAAAATTCAATAATAATTTTTACAGCATATTGTTTGGATTTAACTTGGTCGCATGATTGAATAATTTCTTTAGTTCCATCGGCTCGCCCAGGCCTATGATCTCCGGTAATTTCCGCACAAACTTGATCATTTATGTATTTAAAACTCATAGGTAAATTTTCAAACACATCTAATTCTTTAGGAGCATACCTGATATATTTAATTTTACATGGAAGTTTAATCAGATGTTTTACTTCAAGGAGAGCAAAAAAGACAAGTTTTTTCTGAAGTTTGTGCCGCTTGTGTTTCTTTTGCCAAGGTTCGAAGCAGTTGGCTTCGGAAATTGTCCGGATGGGTAATGTTAAAGAAATTAGTTTAGGAAAGTCAACATTTGGTAAGATTTTGCTTCCAAATTCTAAAACTGATTCTAAGGGGCCAAGGTTAGCCTGTTTTGACTTAACCTTAGCTTTTCTTGTCTTAGTCTTTTTAATCGCTCCAATTGGCTGCAATTGCGAAATTGGGCTATTGGCGATCATACGTTGATCCTCAAAACGGCAACTCCTCTTGTTTGGCTACCTCTTGCTGAACTTGGGTATTTTGCGCCATGCCGTGAGGATAGTAGGCTCCAGGCTGCGCAATAGACTGCGCTTGGTGAGCACTTCTTTGAGCCATTACGCGATTCACTCCATCGCGGATAATCTCCATGAGAATCTCTTCATCATCGCGGCTGTCGAGTTGGACGCATGAGAGATATTTCTTTTCGCCCCCGGCATCGGTGAGCGTGTAGTTGTTGGTGCAGAAGAAAGTTCCTGTTCCATCTTTCGTTTTGACGTGTTTATAATTCACAATCAATCTGCCGTAAAGTTTAACTTTAGCGATGCCGAGCATGTACTGGTCAGTTGGAGTAGGCGTATAGCTTTTAAATTCAAAATTATTGTTGTTCATTTGGTTTCCTTATGAGTTCAAAATATCCTTCGAGCGTTTCAAGTAATTTTTTAAGTTTTTCAGTTGGTTGTATAGTGATTAACGCACCATTTTCGGTTTTTGTTACAACGGTTTCTAAGTAGGTTCCATCACCCTCAAAGCTAAGATCCATTTGGTTTTTCCTGATTTTTGTTTTCTTCAATTAATTTATTTACTTCTCTGTGCATATTATCCATTTGGTAATCCACCTCTGACTCAATGTGCAGTTTTGCAGTTGAAATCAAATCATGGAGTTGTTTAGCTAGTGATTCATTCATAATTAAAATTTATATTTTATGTGGTTTAGGGTCAAGTTTTATAGATAATCATGGCGGAAAAATCCATAGTTTTATCAATTTTGTTCCAGCATGTTGAATATTTTATATCAACGACAGTTTTATTTTCAATAAATTTATTTACATTCTCCTCAAATCTAATTATTTCATCATCGCTAAAAACTTCTATTTTCATAAGCCCTCCATTTTGTTATATTTTACCAGTTAAGTGATTTAACCGCAAGGTTTTATCTTTGTTTTTTTATCTTTTTTTCCTTAATTTTCACATTAAGTGCTTTTAAAAAACTTTTCAATAAATATTTAAGCTCTTTCATGTCTTTTTCCTATATCAATAATTTACTTCAAATACCAGTATTTGAAAACCACCTTTTTTCCTATATTCAATGTGAGGGGGTTTTTAGTGGTATTTGATCGGTATTTGAAGTAATTACTTTATACCATCTCCCTGTAAGCTATCAACTAATTAGTTCAAATACCTGTCAAATAC